AATTTGTGCTCATTACTTAGTATCCCCTGCAGATGCCTTTTTAGCTGTAGCAGCCGTGGTTTTCACTTCTTCAATGACACCTTTGGCCAGTAATTCTTTAATCTGAGCATCAGCCAGACCGCCTACAATGTCACCCTGCTGAAAGCGGCCGACCGGCTTTAATGCTTTGTATTGTTTCGCCATGATGGCTCCTTAAATGAGTTTCTGAATCTCAAACATGAATGGGAAATAGCAGTGACCAGCTTTACCACCAACTCGCACTGGACTATTTGTACGCTTGAAGGTTTTGAAGCCAACAACTTGTGGATTAAAACCCTTCATTGCATTCAGAATCTGATCAATAAAAGGTTCAGCCTCTTTGCGAATCAAACTGGTTTCCTGAAGCTGCGCACCACTATGCCGAATTGATAGAACCACTAACCATTGCTGGTAAGTCACTGACATTTCCCCGCGTCCTGCTTCAGCAGCAACGCGATCATCGTAGTAAATGATGCTGACTGATGGAGAGTTATTAGAAGCTTCCAGCATCTCTTCGATATTGAACGGCGTATTCACTTCAACTAGCCCAGGAACTTCCTGTTTAATACGCTCAACCAGCATTGGCTCAAGAACAAAATATCCCATAGCTACACCACAAATATGCCAGTGCCTGTGAAAGGTTGACCTTCATCACCCTCAGGCTTGATTGGAAATACAAGAATTGCCTTACCGGTTGATACCTTATTCAGCCATGAAATAGCCATTTCGTAACGCCGCAAGACTTCATCCGTCGGTTGGTCCTTGTACAGTAGATAGCGAGCAATATCATTCACATTTCGCTTAAGCTGCTCAGGAACACTAGGCAGCGGCAAGTCATAACGTGCGGCAATATAGCTATCCACTTCATTGCTCGCCTGATCGATGGCATTAAGCGTGATCAGTTCCTTCTGTTCAGGAGTTAAAGGTGGATCCTGATTGCGAGCAATATTGCTTTCAAGTCGTTCAATTTCATGCTGACCAAAACTATCAATCAGATCTTTTCGCGTGATATAAGCCATATCAATCCTCTGACACAATGTAAGTTACGCCTTGACGCAATTGACCTGTATCAATTAATGGTCTGCTGCTGCCTTTCCGTTTAATGGTTCGTGGATGCAATGGTGCCAGTCTCGCAGTCACCATTTGTTTTTGAATGTCAGCCATGCCTTCCATGCCTAAATATTCCCACATGGTCCTTAGATCCATGCTCCCATCCATCAAGGCCGGTATGCTTCGCTCGATAAAGCCAAAATACTTTTCCTGATTCTGTTCTAGCGCTGGTGTGACCACATCACGCTTTGGAATATTATTGGATGGAACACCGTGGTAGTGAATAGCAGCCAGGTCAGCCATGGTAATGGATCGTTTACCACCACCACGGCCAATATGGGTCTGGCTTGCCAACCAACCAACCTCAACATGGCCACCCATTTTTTCGGCGTTTTTAATGAAGCGATCCAGTGAACCGTCATCATCAATATTCACACTTGAATTAATGCTGACCATGTTGTCACCAGATTAGTCTTCTTGTTTCGTTGAAGTGCTTCGCGTGGATTTGACCTGCTTCTCTTCATCGGCAACAACAATTTCACCGGACTCGATTAAAGCACCGATGATTTTGTGCTTTAAAAGTTTCTCATGTTCAGCCTGAGAGACTTCTACCGCCACACCCTTGTCCAGCACCAAGCGTGGTTTTGTAGGCAAAATTAAAGCGGCCTGATCGCCGCTATAGGTATACTTTGGCATGTTTTAGCCCCCTTAAATGTCCAGATAACGCATTGAATCGACGCGCTTCAACCACACGCCTTGATATTTGTAATGGCCCGGAATCTTAATATCCACGCCGACAGGCTGGGCTGCCAGGAACTGTACATCATCCGCAAGGAATTGAATGCATGACGGATCACGGCGATAAATTACCGCACGGTCGGTGCTGGCAAGGCCTTTACCGTTGGTACGTTCAATGCTGCTAAAATCCAATTTTTTGCCCGATGCAGAGAAAATATTTTTCTCTTTGATGACATCAAGGAAGGTTTTGCCACCGCTATCAGCAACAAAACGGCCTGCCAAAATAGTGAACTGGTTTGATGGAAGCAGGTAGGTGTCTGGGCGAATTGCATCATCAAAAGCTGACGCTGTTAATGATGGCGCCAATGATGCGTTTACATCTTCCAGCACTTCTTCAATGGTTGCGAGCGCCCAGTCATGTTGAGCCGTCACCACTGTAACGCCAGACTGGTTATAGAAACCTTTCACAGTTCCTTCACCTTCCCAAGCTACATCGCTTAAGTGTTTTTCTGCTGCCAGACGCGCTGCTTGCGCTTTATCCGCATCCAAAGAAATACCAGCAGCCATAGCTGTCTGAATTTCTAAAATTGAATACTGGTAGCCGATGGTACCCGCAGTTACAGGCATGGTCACTGCATCGTATTCAACTTCAGCCAGTGGAATGTCAGTACCGGTACCAGCGTGGCGCTTACCTTTACCGATACCACGCTTACGTTTTAATACTTCACCACCACCCACAACATTATTGGTTGGCTTGGTTGGAATGTATTTTGCGTATTCGGTTGCTTCTGACATCTGGGCGTCAGTTTCATTGATCGTCTCGACCTGCTTAAACAGATTGACCAGATTCTGCATGTTAAATGCATCACCTACTTGCGCCTGAATTGCTCCCGCAATCGGCGTTAAACGCGCTAATAATTGATTCATGTATTAAGCCCCACGAAGTCGTAAAATTGCTAAACCTTCTGCATTGGTCACGGTTTCCCATGATGCGTTTGGTAATTCTGTTCCATCAAGTGCAGCGGATGACAGCGAACCCAGTGGCGCATCTGCTGTTCCATTTGCTGTTTTGACATACACCTTTGCTGTAATGTCGGTCACTGGCGCAGATGGTTTCACCCAGATGTTACCAATCGTCATGACAGGCAAAATATCGCCCAGTTGATACGCTTCATTGCCGCTGGCATCTTTTCCTGATTTACCCACACCATTACGCAAAACAACACCGAAACGTGTAGGAGTGGCACCTGCTACAGCCGTCACGGATTTACCATCAGTTGAGCGAACAACGGTATCACCGTCTGATAAAGTTCCCGCCCCGGCCATTGGGATTGATAAAACTTCTTCAGGACCTACTAAATACGCCTTTTGACCCGGGCGTGCGGTAATTTGCTGAACCATGTCAGTCATCCCCTCTTAAATTTGTTGTTTCCATGCATCCGCTTTAGATGCTGGTTTTTGTTGTTGACCTGGATCAGAGTCACCGACTTGTTTCGGGTACATCTGATCGACCGGATTGGCCTTGGTTGGTGTGGCCAGAATTGCACGAAACACCGTATCAATCAGCTCTGGCTTTGCATCACCAACAGAAACACCACCCAAAACAGCCACAACGAGCGCATCACCAGCTTTTGCTGCAACAACATCACGTTTAATTTGCTCGCATGTGCAGCCTTCGGTTTTGATGTTTGGATCAATCTTTTTAGCATCCTGGATTAATTCAGCTCGGTCAGCTGCCAGTGTTTCCAGCTTTTCGGGTGTAACCTGATTGGCTTCAAGTTCAGGTACCTTTTCAGCAAGCTCTTTGTGGTCTTTCACCAGCTTGTCCGCTACGGCCTGAACTGCATCAAGTTCTGTGGCAACAGAAAACTCCTGATCACCAATTTTCAACTTGGCAGCTTTCAGGTTTTCAAGTTGCGATTCTTGCTGTGCTAAAGCATCCACCAAGGCTTGGTTATCACCAACCTCAAAGCGAATACCATTAATTTTGACTTCCATCTTGTTCCCCTTTGGGTTTGGATTGTGGTCGGCAACGCGGCAATCACCACCGCATCGACCCTGGTAAACAAGCGCAACATGGTTGACTTGTATATTCTTGAAAACGGCATGGTATGGCGTGCCGTCATCCGCTACGCCACTCTCAGTGATTAGATCGGCCGCATAGCCGAGCGATAATTCGATCTTTTCATTGGTCTGAATCATCTCAATGGCGGTTTTATCCTTAATGAGCAGATCACCAACTAGATAACCGTTTTCTTCACGGACGTTGTTCAGTTCGCCTACGCTGTAGTGTCGCCATGTAGCAGCATTGACCTGATTGCCTGGAGGATGGCTATTGGTTGCATCCTTGCCTTCTGCACTTGCAATCGTAGCTTTGCTAAATAGCTCATCCGCCGATGTGTAAATCCCGAAAGCATAGCCTTCCTTAAAGCCCTCAATTCCCCCGAACTCTTCCGGGTAATAACTGCGCACTTGTGGTGCCTTGGCCAGTTTTGCCCCTACACATAATAAAAATCCCTCTGTGGTGAGGGATCGTGAAGACTGGGACGGCGCAAAGTCACCGATTTTGGTGTGTATAAGTTTTTTCATGGATTTTTAGCCAATCTATTTATGGTTTCTTTGGTGGACCAAGTTTTACCAACGGTGGTGGCGGAACATACTCAGGTTTAGCTTCCTGTTGATAGCCTGAACTTTTAGCGCATGAGCAACGGCAGCAATTCTTACAACACATAATTTTTCACCATTAAAAAAGCACCCGAAGGTGCATAAGTTGAATTTCGCTGCAAAAATTGGCACGGTTTTAGGTCTGAGTGATCGACTTTCATTTTTACTTATTTTCTCTCATACCGCACACAATGCTCAGTAATTTGTGGCGCAATGACTTTTCCTGCAACAATGTTATTCACTTGCGTTTCAGTTTTGGTGCAAGTCCAATCTGATTTATTCAGTGAAATTTTTTCACTTTTAGCGTCTTGCCATACCACGTAACCAAAAAACAGAGCAATGGCACAAATTAGGATAGCTGCACCCCACATCAAATATTTATCTCTCATTTTGGCCTCGTCCACGCTTGTAAGATTAGATCATAAATGATTTGCTGTTCTTGAGTAACCATCAAGCCGCCTCCTGCATCGCAATAATCTCTTCTGGTGTAGGCGCATTCGGATCAAACAGATGCGCTGTGTATGGGATTGCTACACAACGGCAGCGAATCGGAATACCCGGATGACCGTCATCATGCACATGCGTCCAGGCATAAAGTTTCCCATCACGGGCTAAATGTGAATCACGAACACGCTCATCACGGCTGCATGACCAGTAGTAGTGAGTAATCCCTAACTTGGTTTGCCGTACCTCGGTTAGCTTACTGGTGAGCTTTCCAGTCTGATCCCGAGCAATGAGCTTTGCACGCTTCTCTGTGCTGTGCCCAATCCCCTGAATGGCTTTAACCATGAATTCTGATTTAAGCCCACTCTGGATTCCATTCAGTACAATCTGCTCTACCTTGTCCAGGTGCTGAGAAGGTATGGATTTGATCAGCTGCACATTGGCATGAATGGCATCATTTACAGCATCAAACAGGTCTTCACTACGCATCAGCGCTGTAAAATCAATGCCAGTAAACTTGAGTAGCATGTTGGCCAGCTGCTGATCTGTAGATTGCCTGTTCTGCTCAACAATACGGCGCGCAATTTCAATTGCCATCGTATCTGTAATTAACAATATTCGATTGCGTAACGCAGCAAGCGCCTGAATGAACTCGTCAATAAAACGGTCTGATACCTGAACAGCTGATGCATCACCAACGCTATAGCGCTTCAGCATCGGTATCAGATCTTTTTTGATCTCGCTCTGCGTATATGCCACCAGTGCCAGCAATTCGCGTGTATATGCAATTTCGGACTTCCGTGACTGCAGAATAGGTGCAGCATTAAACTTACGCACCCCTTTCTTGGGTTTAATCTCTTTCAGATCCACTGTAAGTCTCCGCTACCGCCTCAAGCGCCTTGATATGGGTATCGTCGATATAATCGTAAGTGCCATCCTCACGCAGCTGTCTCGCCACCTGGGCCTCACTCACAATTCCTTTCTCAAGATACTTAATATCCCGCTCCGCATTATTCTTCTCAACTTCAGAGCGAGTCTTGTAATCCAGCTGCCAGAGTGGATAAAAAGTAATATCCATGCCGACCGGTGGCTTACTAAACAGGCTTTGATAGATTAGGCGAAGTAATGGCAACAACACTGGATGCAACGTCCATTCCTGATCCGTATTGATCCGGTCATAATAGTTCCGAAGATCAAACTCACCGGAATTATTTAATCCAGATGTTGTCTGGCCAAATAACACTGTAAAAGGTATATCCGCTGCAGCTGCAGTTTGTGCCCCATACTCCCGCATCAACTCAGGCAATCCGGCGAGATTGTTGGTTTTGCTCTCATACTTCTCTGTAGCATCAAGGACCAACATGCCATTAATGCTTTTCATCAGTGCAGCTGCAGAGAATCGGGCCATCGTATCCTTCATGCGGTTTTTTAAAGAATCAATCAGATTCGGCATCTGGATAACATCAATCTTGGCCTCATGCACCAGGCTTGCCGCTGCACTATTGGTACCCACAAAATGCAACAGGGTCCGGTAAATCGCCAGCAGGGTTGATTCACCTTCTTCCCCATTTTTGATTTCGATTATCCGCTTGTAATGCACCTTATGTTTTACGTGAGAGTCTTCAGTGGTTTGAACCTGATAAAACCTAGGTTGATTCGGGTCTCCGTTGTTTTCACTCGGCGGGACCAGCTCTGTGCCTTGCGACACTTCAACCTGGCATTTTTTGAGCACGGTAAAAAACTGTAATTCACCACGGCGGATAGAATCCCAGTCAACCGCATCAGCCAGATCACCGCCACTGAAACCAATCAGAATGTAGGACCTGCCATATAGGCGCGCATATTTAAAAGCAGTGTAAAGCTTACGGCGCAGCTCAAGGCGGTTTACCTCATCTGCCATCTTTTTGCTTTGCAGCTCTTTTATGCCGGTATAAAACCAGCCTGCACGCAACATATCCTGCACTGGACGATTAATAATTTTCTTGGCCAACCAGTCTTCATAAGCGGCTTCAAAATCGTGATCGCCCAGGGTCATGTTCTTTACAAATTTGCCATGACTCGCTTTGTCGCGCTCTGTGCCTAGATTGGTGGCAAAATTGACATAAGCACCATCAGTCACGTTCTGAGTCGTTTGAGTTTGCTCTGCCACTCTTACTCTCCTAATCTAAAAGCGAATACCCGTTTACCAAAGTGTCGTTAATTGCATCCATCGTCGGGTCCCATTGGTCGTCATGATCATGTGTCATGTCAGCTGTTAGCCCTTCAACTTCTTCAATGTAAGGAAGCAACCATGGCGCATCAGCTGGCAACATCACCCGGCCATCTTCAACATAAAACACCACATCCATTGTCCGGGTCAGCTTGTCGGTATCGCGCTGTATCGCCCGGATCGGTAATGTTGTTGTTCTTGAAATAGTCTGAATTAATGTTGTGCCAGAGGCTTTATCCTCAATGGCCATATAGCGCAATGCACCCAAAGCGGGAGTATCGACATGATGTTTTTTAATAAACCGTTTAGCTTCTTTCAGCAATTCTGGTGCAAGCCACTTACCGCGCCTCACATCAATGATATAAAGCTTGTCGTCATACCCAAGGCCGCCACACAAGAACACTGAATAGTCGTTGTGCTCTTTGACCTTTTGAGCTGTATCAGCCCAGATGCCACGCCATTTAAGCGGCGGAAGTTCCACATAACGCCCAAACCATTCAGATTTGACCAAATCCCCGCCAAGTTTTTTCGGCGATTGCTGGTACTGACTACTGAATGTATAACGTGAAACCGTTGCACCATCTTTATCCTGCCCGCCTCGCTCCAGCTGCAGTAATGACTGTAACGATTCTTTCATTGGCCAGTAGCTTTGACGGCCTTTTTCATCACGCTCTACATCACGCGGCACCTTCTTACGAATGTGCTCTGGCAATGAGTTGATGTAATCATCATCAATCAATGCCGGTATCGAGATCTGATGCCATTTCCCTGGCACGTTGCCCGTCATCACAAAGTTTGTCGGATCTTCAACGTGTAAGCGCTGCATGATCAAGATAATCGGTGTGGATGACTTGGCCTTACGCGAGTTGACTGTGTTCAGAATCTTACGATTTGCCTTTTTTCTTGCTGTAGCACTAAATGCATCTTCCGGCTTCAATGGGTCATCAAGAATAATTGCACCGGTAAAGCCTTCATCTGCCAACGTACCAGCACGGCGACCCGTAACCTGACCACCCATAGAGGCGCTATACACGTGCCCCGCCTCATAGCCATCTACAGTCGTTTTCCAGCTAGCCTTTGCATCGGTACTGGTCGAAATATTAACCGGCCATAACTCCTGAAAATCATCCGATTTAACGATGTTTCGGGCAGTGGATGACACATCCTCGACCAAAGACTGGGAGAATGACAGATACAAGAATCGTGAGCGCTGGTTTCGTGCAATCCCTCGCGCAATCAGATTGATCAGCAATTCGGTTTTACCCGAACCAGGCGGAACGTTAATCACTAAGTTTTCAATGCAACCAGCAATGACTTCATCAATTGCCCATGCAATATATTCATGGTGCCAATTGACTGAAAATTTAAAGCCCATTCTTGGCATGAAAAAACGGCGTGTGAAAAATAGATGTTCACGTTCGCATTTCTCACGTTCAATCTTTATCTCAAGCGGTCTAGTATTTACTTTCGAGTTCATCTAACACCTGCTTCACTAATTCAGGGCTAGCATCCACGTAGGTAACATTCTCGCTTTGTAATGGTCCACCACCTGCGCCAGTCAATTCTGTTTTATTGGTGTACTTGCCACCGACGTCTTCAGCCACCTGTTTAAGAATGGTCAGCTGTAAAATCGGGTTACGTTTGTTCTGTGGGTTATTCAGCAAGTTCTCATAATGACGTAAACGCACGGCGAGATTCGCCAAGGGCATTTCATCTGTGTTTTTACGGAACTGCTCCCGAGTTTTATAAAATTCGTCAGCGAGTGCCTTACTAAGGTTTTGCCCTGTCCGTTTGGTCGGGTCGTATGCCTCACACTGCTGACGTGAAATAGTGATACCAAACTCTTGTTGGACAAGCTCAACGGTTTCAGTAGGTGTATTCCACTGCGCTAAGCTACGCACGATAAAGAGTTTGTGCTTTTGATTTAGCGTTGCCATTGCTCTTTATCCGTCCAACTTCGTCCAACTCAATGGACAAAAAAATTTAAACGACCTTCAGAAAGCAAGTACCGCACGCATGGTAAATATCGGCTCTTGAAATTTCAGGTCGCTGTTTCGCTGCATCAATCATGGTTTGAACTTCTTCGCTTGCACCATAACGGCGTACCACACCAGTGAATTCCTCCACGTCATGCCCCTTGATCTCAAGCTTAGGTAAGCCTGTTTCACGGTTGAATTGAGGAACGCCCCATTCATCACGCTTATGCGCAATGTGATAAAGCTCATGCTCAACAAGCGCACAAAATGCAATGTCATTCGCCACTTGGGCAAATTTGGCATCAACCGTAATGAGGTATTCAGGAACTTGACCAAACCAGTGCTCAAATTGTTCCTCTTGACGTGCTTTTTTCCATCCACCCATATTGATCATGACTTTTTCAGCCTGACCAACAACAAAGCGACCCTGTTTGATGAATCCACCATTTGCCCACATCACGGCAATCTGTGGCCAATAAAATGAGTCTAAGTGAACGTGATCAGGGTTAAATACTTCGGAATTTTCATCCAGAAATACCGCTTTAATCCATGCCCACAGTTCTGGTGCCGGCATAAAGTTAGGCGTATCTAAATCGAATATTTCTTTTGGTGGGTATGGCCGAACTGGTATGGCTTGTCCGACTTTATTGATCATTGCAGTACGTTCCGTAAGTTTCGGATGCGCTCCTTAAGCTCAATCATGATTTCATCAATCGCGATCATTTGATGACGCTTAAGACCTGAACGGCTGAGGTTCTGATACTTAGACAGCTCAGCACTGCAAAATTCTAAGTCTTGTTTCGCCTGTACTTTGTCTGTCATGGGCACCACCAATAAGAAAAGAAAAACCCCTCAACATCTAGAATGCGAGGGGCCTATGTGCCGTAATACGTTCGGCAAATGCTACTGGAGTGGCGAGGGTTACTTTGTTTTACCGCACTTTCTGCATTCAATCTGTACAAAAATGTCAGATTCATAATCGTATGCATGAACGCAGAACAATCGTTTTAGGAATTGGAGCATGCTAAGCATCTCCCCGAAAATAAAAATCGCCAAAAAAAAGCCCACGCTAGGTGTAGTGTGGGCTATAAACTAAGGACCTTGGAAGGTCATTCAGAAACTACAGCCAGTTTCTGCTCGCTATATTGAAGATTAACGGACCAATTCTCATTGGCAAGATATATCAAAAAAATAAAAATAATTTTAAATATAAACAAAATCTTAGCTTATTTAGATATGCTATTACCTTGAGAAAGCCTCTCTAATTCTGTGATTTTTTCTTTAGAAGCGCTATGCACATAAAAGCACAATACACATACAAGCACAAATAACACTACACCTAAAATCACCACTCTTTTATTTTTCATTGGATTACTCTTATTTTAATGATATATCCCATTATTATATTTAAATACATAAAAAACAACAAAAAAAGCCCACATTTCTGCGAGCCTTACGGTAATTATCAGCCTTTCCTGATCGTCATTTGCTTTCACACAAATTAAGCTAGACAGCCATAATATGACCATCTTATAAAAACTATAGCTTAAATTCCGTTTAAATGGAATCTTCAGGTACGCAATTCTTTGTAAGTATTTTTTTTATACATTTCAATTGCCTTAGATGCCTCATCTATCGCTGATTCTATAGCGATTTCCATCATTGCTTCATACGGTTTCCAAGTTTTTCGATAATTATCAACCGTCATCTGGTGGCAATTAATACCCGCATAATACAAACGCCCCTGTGCTGTGAAATTAGCCTCAAGCTGAGGATCCAATGCAAAGTCAATCACCATACGCGCAATCAGGTACGCCATGTGATTTATTGTGATGTGTTCAGGTTCGCGCTTTTTATCTGCCATGGCGTTTTTAAGCATGATATTTACCAGATGCCCACGAACATATTCGTAATCACTCTCGCATTTACCATCAAATACAATCAAAGCCGTAACTGACTTGGCTAACTGTGTCTCCATAGATGCAATAGCACCCAAGCGATCTTCATAATTCAAAGGCTTCTCTCCAGTGCCACGCACATTTGGTTCAAAATTTGGCGACTTAGCCGTAATGCCATGAGTCAGCCATTCAAATTGTTCAAACTTTTCCGCCACTGCTGCATTCATCTTTTCACCAACCCTTCAATCTGTTTAATTGCAAAACCGCTTTTCACTTGCTCTGTGCTAAACCGTAAAACCTGATAACCCATCATTGTTGCTGTGTTGTATTTCTCCATATCCCCCAAATAACCTTTACCCCGTGTATGCCGGCCATTGCTCCAGATGCCGCCTTCTACTTCAATCAAAAGCTTTGTATTCGAGATATGAAAATCAGCCCTCCATTTACGTTTTTCGTGAAATTGAAATTCTTGTACAAAATCTATTTTTAAGGCTTTCAGCTGCTGGACCAGTTTCGCTTCTCCCTCACTGGAGACTTTCTGCCCCTTCACCTTCGGCCTTTTGGCGGTAGTCTTACGGCCACCATCGTATAGTTTTTTATATTCAGCGAGTGAGATGCTGGTCATTCACCCCATACCTCCAACTTTCAAAACAACGGCGCCAATTGCCATGAAAATAAACAACAATGCTTTGTTTAAATCCTTCATCCGATCACCTTCACTGTGAATATTTGTTTTGTTTTTTCAGTTACTACAAAGCCTTCTGGCTTCTGTCCATCACCGATGATGTAACCCGCTCTCTCCAGCTGGTCTGCAAAAGTTCTGGCCGGTCTTCTGGTGCCACCAATCCATGCATTAATTTCATTTATCGAAGTACGGCCTGATTTCTTCATCATTTGTCGCAATACCAGGATCATCCGTTCACCCTGTACAACTGCATGTTTAGATCGGCACCAGTCCACGGCTTGAAAGTCATGCTCTACTTTTTGCTGTGCCATACCCGCTCCCCATCAATAGATCCGAAACCACACAACAAACACGCAACGTCATATCCGTGTGCACATGCTTCTGCCGGGATAACCTCAACATCATCTGGAAAGCACATGAATGGTCGGCCATCATCCAGACGTCCGAATACGCGCCCATCTTCCAGGCGGTCAATAACTCCCTGGCCAGTGAATCGGGCACCTGAAAACTCAGTGCTTGATTCAGATGTGAAGTCAACTTTTACGCAATTGCCTACCTGCATACTCACACCCCACCTCTCATACGCGCATCAGACCAGTTGCACTCCACCATATCCAGGCCATCGTGCTGGAAACGGGACCACAGGCGGTCACCCAAATCCTTGCGCAGTTCTTCAAGCGTAAAGTTTGAAATCAGCATTGTTGGTTTGCCTTCGTCGTAACGGGAATACAAAACCTTGTGGACCAGCTGCAGACGGTT